ATCCCTGCCTCATTGCGGGCACGTCAGCTTTCTTCTTGGCTTACTATGATCCAATTCATATCTGTGAACGCTCTTGTCAAATTCCCTAAACTCCATTATCCTATCCTCTCACTCATGATTCGATAAATATAATCTCTCAGTGATTCTTTTCTTATCAAGTTATTCAATTCAAAATCACTTTCTATATCCAAAGATCCTATTCTTGATGTAACCGTATAATTGGTTTTCTCGAACTTATACTTACCTTGGAGATATACGACTGTAGCCATGTTAAGTATAGGATTATCAGTTTGTCTCTTCAGTTTATATTGGCTTGTCTTAGCGGTAGGATCACCCGGAGCGAAGTTATATATCTCCTCTATCTCCAATATCTTTCCGTAGTTCTCCATTATCATTCTTCTATATAACTCAAGCTGGAAAGCATACTCATCATAAAAATTGCCTTTCCTGTTTGATTTGAAGTCTAATATAGCGAATATCCTCCTGCGTCTCTTTATCTTCTTTTTCTCTGTCTTAGGTTGGCCTTTCTTGGCTCCAGTCTTATAGAGCTCTCCTGTCTCGACCTCTATCTCCACCATCTCCGGCTCGCTATCCATCTCCACCACGGCATCCACAGAGGAAGCCACTTTCAATCTCCTTGACCTCAACATCTTCTCAATCAACACAGGTTTTACATGTCTTTCTTTACAGAATATAGCGAATGATATTAGGTCTTCTATCAACTCATCCATATTATCCACTAATATCCGCTCCATCCTATACTTGTCTATTCTCAACTTAGCTTCCTTGACAGCTTTTCTTATCCATGTTGGAATCAGTTTTATCTTAACTCCCGTCAGATACAATCCAAATAAGTAATGCATGATCGTACCCAAGTCAGCCCGGTAGTCGGCGTACTCGTCTGGGTCCTTACCCTTGAGTCTCATCTCGTTTTTCCATTTTTCTAATGCCCCGGAAGTATCACAATACCCATTCGCAATATTATTGGTAGCCCCATCATATATGATAGGGTATCCATCAGTTCCCATTTCATAATAAACACGCTTGCCAGCCACGGTCATTCTGTATAAGACTGGTGTCGGGATATCCTTGATCCATTCAGCGGCATAATACTGTTGCTCAGTCTCCAGATCATACTCAATTTCTATCTCCTCCTTAGGTTCTTTCTTAGGCTCGTCAACAGGCTTTTCTTCCTCATAGATATCTTCCTTCGGAACCGTTGATAAAACGTCTAATATGCCAAAGAATGCGGTAAATTTAGGATCTGTATGATATGCCCTTAATATTGGAAGTGATGATCGCCAGTAATATGATGGCGCATGCTCATTCATTTCTTTATCAAAACTCGCCTTTATTACCACTCCATCATCCGTGATGACCATATGATGTCTTTTAGATAAACGGATTCTCATGTCATCAAACGATTCCTGATCGCTTATAACTTCCATAATCGTTCCGTTATTATATATCGTGTCACTTATAGCCTCGTATCCGAGAGCTAGAAGTAATCTTTGTTTTCTTCTATCCATAATAATAATCTGGTTTTTAATTTACCATCCTCCTCGACTTTAGGTGCGAGATCCCTCATCTTTTTGGCCACTAAAAGCCATGTGTCACCGAACTCCTCTAAAAGCCGATCAAAATCCATCGTGTCTAGCAGATAGTCAAACCTCGTGTGTTCGTCTATCGTCAAATAAATAACATTATCATTATCCTCAGCGACAGACTTATATCTTCGTTTAGGATATAAGTGGCATATATTGCCTACTCCGGGGCATGGTATATACATCCCCGTAAGGGATCTTCTTACCATACTTAATCTTGCCACATGAGCGCCAAAAAAGATGCTGAGGCTTCGTTCCTTCGGCTTGGTCTTCACCCGTATCGCCGTCCTTCCCTTTGGCGGTAGTTCCCTAGCCCGGCACGCAGGGCACAACCCCTTGCTCCTTATGGCTACCATCCTGCCGCACCTCTCACATGGTAACATCCTACCCTTCATGCTTTTTTCTTTTTATAACTTTTATTAAACTCCATGAGGCTCATGGCTCTATATCTCTTAAGCCTATCTATTTTGCCCTTCGTCCAATCCTGATCCTTGAAATTGATGATCGTGTCGAATATCTGAGCTAGTTCCCGGATATTAAAACTCCTGTTTTGTATCTTCTTATAGAACCCCGATCTGCTATATCCTAATTTAGAAGCTAGATAAGTTTTGTTAGACAATGTGAGGATACGATAAATCGTACCCTCCATCTTGCTTATCTCCATCAACTTCTCGGCGACGGATGATGTGGTCTCATAGCTAGCTTTATTGCTTACTATTCTCATGTTTCTCCGGATTCCTGATCTTACCATCAAACTCATAGAAGTCCATCAGTTTCTTCTCTTCCTTGATACAAGTGACAACGAAATCTGATATGGTTCCTTTCATGCCTTCCTCGAAATTCTTTTTGGCATGATCAAGGTCATTGGCCCGAACGATGTAGTTAAACGCCTTGCGTTTCTCATTGCTCGATTTCTCGTCTATCGTAATATAATCAGCCGTGACCTTATAGAACCGGTCTCCATCCATGGCGAATAATTCCGCTATCCGGAATCGTTTGATATCAACACTAAACTCACCGGAGATAAACGGTTTCATCTCCTCTATGATTCTAGCTTCACACTCGGTATAAGAAAGAGCATCTACTAAATATTCTTCCTTAACCTTCTTCTTCATGCCATTCTCGGCATCGGTCTCATAAGAAACCGCACATTTAAACCAATTGTGCATCTTATTAATCTATGTTGTTGTTAAACAATGGGTAATCCTTTATCCCTTCACGAATATATCTTTCCGTATCATCATCCACGTCATAAGCTTTCTTAAAAAACGTCATAGCCGTATTCGTATCATGATCCACCAACGGAAGATATTCCTTTACAAAAAGGAATCTAAGATGATTCATATGATCAATCTTATTTCTTACATCGATTACCTTCGACCAGATCTCGGCATGGATTTCACTCATTCTTTTTATACCCTTCTTGTATTTATCTACCTGATCTTTATACTCCTCCTCAATCTTATTATTCTTGTCCTTTATAGATTTGTAGGATTCCTCATCTTTCGTATCAAACATTGGAATATGTTTGATATTGATTATATCCAACTTATTATATATCTTATCATTGGATATAGTGAAATCGTATGTAGTCTTGTATAAATCAAACTTACTTAAGAACTTAGCTATTTTAATAGCATCATCCTGATTAAAAACAGCTATGCTCAATCCTTCTAAAAGGTAGAAGAAATTAGATGGAGAAATAGGTTTGTAGTCGTATGTCTTCATAACTGGAGGTTCGTCCACAAACCTAACACCCTCCTTAGCGCATCTTGTTATGATCAATCTATCTATCTGCTCGTCAGTAAGATCATATATCTCCTGATCGGTCATCTCATTAATTGTCTTCATCGTCATCCTTCTCCATCATTATAGCCTTTGCCGCCTTTTGTTTATAAACCTCACTCATAAGGCAGGTAAAATCCATATCATCCATACCAGCCATAACATTGGCTTCTACTTCCAAATTCATCTCAATGTTCATTACCGAGACTTCATAGTTACTATCATCTTCTTTATAGAAAATGACTTTGCCACCATACTCGAAACCATCATCTTCGGTCTTAACCATATCGATGATCTTCTCCAATTTCTTTACAAACTCACTCTTTTTCATATATGCAATTTTTATATGTCTACAAAAGTAGACATTTTGTTTTTGAATTAAATTAAATAAACATTATTAATAGTTAATACTATCCTTTCTCCTATCATTCATATTTATTCTTTGGTAATTATACCCTAACATCTGCTCCATCTTCTTTAACCCAATTAACCGTATCGCAATGCCAGCAATACCCTGTCTCGGAATCCTTTTTATGAGAATGGGAACCACATGTAGCGCACCAATAATTATCATCTATATTGTATGTGTAACTTTTATCCTCATGCATCTTATCTATTCTAGCTACCCTATCTTCCAATAGATCCTTTAGATAATGGCATTCATAAGGCCTATCTTCTTCCCTTAATATATAAACATCTATGTCCATCATATTCCCCATCCTGTCCGTGCACATCAGCTCGGCGGCATGACGTACATTCCCTTCCGGCATCCCCGGGACTATCTCCCGGATCACTGCCTCCATCTTCTCTTGGTATTCGGTGTCTACCTTAGCCACCAAGTCTTCTAGTTTATCTATTAAGCTCATAATTTTTATTGTATATAATTACTATTTGATATTTATACATATTTATTCTGTATCATCTTCACATTCACCTATCATATCCGTATGACCAAATATCATATCAATAAATTCAAGCATCTCATCATTAAACGATCCGCTTTCTTCTTGCAGCTTCCTACATTCATCCTCGGTCAATCCACAAGAAGACACCAGTTCCTCTGCGGCCTGCGTCCATCGCCCGTCGTGGGCTAGCTCCTGAACCGCCAGCCATATCCCTTGGTTCATGCCCTTCATTCTTGTCTTATCTGAAATATTCTTATCCTCCATATTCTCAATCATTTTTAATTCTTGTTTCCAAAAAGCTATATATCCATCCTCTATATTGCTATGATATACAACATCATTGGTGCCATTATCCAATATCTCATATACGTCACCCGACTCATCCATTACCCCACGAAAAATGTTCTCTCTATCCAAAAAATAACATGGTTTCTGTACTTCCGGTAGAGAATTATCTAATGATATCCACTCCGATCCAATTACGGTTATTGTAGCTCCCATATGATTCTTCGTTTAATATTACTATTTTAACCTTAAATCCCAACACATGATCTATTATATCATCATCCACCATATTATCCTCATTGATAATACCTTCGCTCGCAAGATTTATGTAATCCGGTTCAGCCAAATCACATATTACCTTCCCATCCTTATCCATGATCCCATATATATAACCATCTAATTTCTCTACCATATCATTATACGTATTACAGATATAAACAATATGATAATCATCGTATTTTTTCTCGACATACTCATGCACATCCATTTCCAGAACCTCATCATCAGCACTGCCCGCATAATACTCAAGCGTATCCATCACCACTACCGGCCATCCTATCTCCTTGGTCATAGTAGATATCTCGTCAATGACTTCCTTCGTGCGAGTTTCGTCATACTTCCCATTGTTAAACTCATGCATCGCATAAGTCAATTCATGAATATTGCAACAAATCAACCCTATATGTTGATTTTGCTCCCGTTTGATTCTATCTTTTGTATCCATATTTATCTCCCCCTATTCACTCATTCTTTTAATAAAATTCTCCCATGATAGATCAACATCGTTGTAATGCTTGCAACAAGCATTCTGGATTCTCTCTATCAACGGAATGAACCATAACTGAGTTATTCCGTAACGAGTCTGGATTATTCTACATAGATTTATTTTATTATCTCCATGTCATTAATACTAGGAGATGCATTGTCATTCTCACATCTATCTAATATCGTTTGAATTGTAGCCAAATAATGATCCATATCTTAAATTGTTAATTAATTACCATTTCCCATTCCCCGGTATAAATAATACCTCTCCTGTACTTACCCAATGATTCCAGTTATTTTTAAGCTCATTAATGTCATAAGCCTCAGCCGAATGACCATTGTAAGACCTTTTTATAACTGACATAATGCTTTCCGCCTGCACGCTCCAATGACGATAACAGTCTGTCCCGCACCCGCACGCCGTGGATCTCCCGTTATCGAACTCCCAGACCAGAGGCCGGAGGCCGCATCGTGGACATGGCAACCATTCCATTGGATTCTCTGGCTTCTTGTAAACATCAGTACACTTATACTCTACTGTCATAATTAGTTCTATTAAATTGATCTGATCTTTTGATCTCCCATCTCATTCTTATCCTTGAACATCATTATCCTATTTACAATCCCCTCCGATTCCATGTATGTCGAGAATCCATGTATCCTTAGATATTGAATAGCTGATAATGATTTCTCTAATATCTCCCTATACTCCATATCTGTTTTAACTGCTTTCTCCATGATCTTTTCCCTCCATTTCTTCTAATATAATTACCTATTTAATTTAGGAATGTAATTATATATCTATTTAATTTCAGTGATTTCCCATCTAATCTAATTTAAGTTTAAATCACTTAATGTTAATACCTTTTTATCCAATAGATCAATAAGTAGCATCGCTCTCGACTCTACCTCTGTATCTCCAAATCCACTATACACTTCTGTTTGTGAATCGTAAACATCGTATCGAACATAGGCAGTTTCGTAATATTCGCTATCCTTATTCGGGAAATATTGTGTCAACTGCAACCAGTCATCCCATATTTTTGATTTACTGACATTTATCATACTTGGTAGTATCTCTCCAAGTTCATGACTCATATAAGCCGGTATGAGGTCGCCTTCTTTTCTATATGAATACCTCATTGTATTTTGCACAACTGAATCTATCTGGGTTCCCCCTCCTTTCATCTCTTTCACAAAATAAAATTCCGACTCCGAATTTACGCCCAACTCATGCAACTTTAGCGCAAGCTCATAAGGGCACATAAAATTTTGATATTTCATGTTATTCTATATTTTCGTTTCTGTAATCTCCAGCATAGTCCAACCATACCCTATAATCATTTCTATACTTGGTTGCCTTTTCATATTCCGGTAATACGTTTTTTTACAAAAGATGTTCGTTACCTTCATAAGGAATACAATAGATCCATCCCGTCCCATTTAAGCATTCATATCTCTCTTCTTTATATTGAGCATCAGCAATTCCCCTAACAAACAAACTTACGTGCCAATCATCGTCTTCTGTATCTCTTACTAAAACTTTATCAAATGGCTTGAATTTATATTTCGGTTCTATTTCAATACCAAAGAATTGTTTCAAATATATTTTGGCTTTAGGTTCTTTACTTGCCTTAAGATCGTTAATAAAATTTCGCTTTTCGTCCTCAGTGGCATATCTATATCTCTCAATATTATTTTCATTGGCAGCTCCATTGTCAAAACATAAATAACCCCCTTCTTGCCAAGAGGCATGATAAGACGTAAGGTATTCCCCGTTTGTATTTAATATGAATAAGTAATCACCTTCTTCATTGCTCAATACATCTCCGTCCTTGAATGTGGTATATTCCGGAATATTAATACAAAGCATACATCCTTTTGCTCCTAGCCCATTATCAGTATACACTAACTCTACCTTATAATTATGCCCGAACGTTATAATCTCGCCCTTGCGTTCACCATTGCTGATTTTCTTTGCCAACTCTAAGTTAAATGGTTTTATTATCATTCCCTTTTCCATAATTTTGTATTTATATTGTTATTTTCACTTTAAGTATTTCTTCAAGTTGTATATCCACATCATAGTCCTTAACGAAATCCGTTAATCTATTTAATATATCATTATGCTCTTTTGTGGAAAGGATATCATTATCATACAGATATCTTTCACATGCGAACATCTTGGCTGCTTTATCTCTATTTATCTCATTCTCTCTCATTTTAAGATCATGCAAAGTCATTAAATTTAGATTATATGTGCATATATGAGCATCCCCATAACCGGTTAGATTATTTATTATAGCTACATAATATCCACCCCCTATGTTGTATACCTCCTTGACCTCCCATATATCCTTGCTATTATATTCATGTTTATGATATTCATCTATAAAATCCTGTCTTATAGATACCATATCTCCTTCTTTAATACTCGTATTTTCTTACGTATTTATATGTTATTTTATTACTCAACCAAGCCAACGAGCAAGGGCTGCGCCTTGTCTTCCCCGACCGCCTACCCATATACGCCGGCTCCACCGGTAACGCCACCCATGACATCTTGGATGCCTCTCCCGTAAACCTGATAGTGATTGCCATAGCTCTCAAATGTTAGTTGATATCTGTTTAATCCCATCCTAATTGTCTCGCAACACCCTCCATCTCGCTATATGCGATCCTGTGACATCCAGCAACCAATATATCATTCTTATAGCTATTGATCTTCCATTTGTGACCGGTTGTATCCAATACCATATCGTGTTGGAATTTATTGCCATTATGGAAGAACTTTATTAATTTCCAAAGTCTCTCAGCCTCAGCTCGTC